TACAAACATTCCCTACAATGGAAGAAGCATTAGAATGGGAAAAGAAACTTATAAAAAGAACTCCTCACAATTTAAAATTAAATAGTAGTTGGGGTGGAGAGAATGGCGAAAACAATTACAGAAGATGGAAACAACAAGACATCATCAAAAAACATTACAAAAGGAAAAAGTCTAAATACAAATTTTAGTCATCCTGCATATACGAGGTATCCACATATGATGGGAAAAGGTTATTTTGGTGTTGCAAGTGATTACATAAACAATGAAGATAATCTACGATATACAAAATGGAAAAAAACTTTTGCAATTAAACCTCAAAAAACAATAAGTGGTAAAATAGTTTGGTTAAAAATGATTTATAAAAGAAGAAGATGGTTACACATAGAGCCGCCACAATTTCCAAAAGATTCTTTTAATAAAATAGAATATGCAGAATGGGAAGATATTCTTAATTTAAAAATGAAAAAATGATATGAAAGATATAAAAAAAGCAATAAGAACTGTTCCTAACTTTCCTAAAGAAGGAATACAATTTAGAGATATCACAAGTTTACTTGAAGATACAGAAGCATTTAACAAAGCATTGATAGAAATGACTGCTCATTGCATGATGTTTCAAGCAACAAAAATAGTTGCAATAGAAAGCAGAGGCTTTCTATTTGGTTCTCCTATTGCTAGAGACATGGAGTTGCCTTTAATCTTGGCAAGAAAACCTGGTAAATTACCTAACCCTACATACCAAAGACAGTATGATTTAGAATATGGAACTAATACATTACATATACAACAAAATTCGAATTTGACAGTTTCAGATAAAATTGTTATAATAGATGACTTAATAGCAACTGGTGGGACTGCAAAAGCAATCGCTAGTTTAATATGTCAATGTTGGAACATTCCAAAAGAAAATATACTTATTTTGGCTTTAGTAGACTTACCTGATTTAGGAGGTAGTGTTGAATTAAAAGATTTAGGTTTTAATGTGGAAACATTAATAGAGTTTGAAGGAGAATAAAATGGCTCAAAAGCAAACACAACAAAAAATAAATTTAAAAAAAGAAAAACTTAAAAAGAAACAGGCACAAGATAGACGTAATGGCTAAGAAACCACAAATACCCTTAAAAGAAATAATGGCGGCTATCGATAAAAAGGATAGAAACTTTTACAATAATTTAAGTGATGAGCAAAAGAAAGCCTTTAGTGCCTGGATGATGATGAGGTATTGCAGTAGTGTCCAAGGCAAAGATGCCGCAAACTATATTTACATGACAAATGAACTTGTAAATTATCAGTTCAGTGAAGTTAGTAAACATCCTGAGTTACAATGGCTTTTATTAAGTGCATGTGGTGTTGGTAAGATACAATTTCATCCTTATTTAAAACCGCCTAATAGCAGAAAAAAGAAAAATAAAATATTTGAATTTATCTATGATATATATCCACATATGAAGGCAGAAGATATAAACAATATGATAGATATTAATACAAAGGAAGAATTAACAGAATTTGCACAATCACACGGATACGATGACAAAACAATCAAAGACATCTTCGGAAAGTAACACTTGTAAATGGTGTGGAAAGACTTTTATGAGCGAAAGAACATTAGCCGCTCATATGTGTATTAAAAAAAGACGTTGGGCAGATAAAGATTTAACACATACAAGATTAGGCTACAGAGTATTCCAGATGTTTTATGAAATGAATACTACTGCTAAAAATCCTAAAACACAAGAAGAATTTATACAAAGTCAATACTATGAAGGATTTGTAAAATTTGGTAGAAGTTGTTTAACAAATGAATATTTACAACCTGAAAAATTTGCAGAATGGTTAATTAAAACAGGTAAAAAATTAAAGGACTGGAGTAAAGACAGTCTATATGATGAATTTTTACTAACTTATGTAAAAAAAGAGCCTGGTATGAAAGCATTAGAAAGAAATATAATATATTTAGATACATGGGCAAAAGAACATGACACACAATGGCAGGAGTATTTTAAAGAGGTTTCTACGCCAAGAGCAATACATGATATTAGAAGTGCAAAAATATCGCCTTGGCTAATTTATTTGTCTCAAACAGGAGATTCTCTTTTAACAAGATTAAATGATGAGCAAGTTGTAATGATACAACATATTATAGAAGCAAATTTTTGGATGAAATTGTTTGTACAAAATAAAGAAGAAGTTGCTGAAGTAAAACAAGCATGTGAGGTAGCAGGAATATGAGCAAAGACAAAAAAGAAAATTTTAATTTAAATGATTTAGACAGTATTGCAAATGTATGGAAGCCTAGTGAAGGAATAAATTGGGACATTATACAACGTATGCGATTTATGAATGCAGATGCAGAAATAGATCCACAAGATAGTTATACAACTGGCGAAAAAAAATTTAAAAAATAAAATGAAAGTAGTAGATTATTTTGGTCCTAAAGTTGCAAAAGTAAAACTTTCTGAACATGATTGTAAAAAACTTTACAACCATTGTTTAGATGCAAACAAACCACATAATAGTAAATTATTAGGAAATGTTAGAGAGCAAAATAGTTTAACAGAATATTTACAAAATACAAATTTATGTAAAACAATATCAAATTACATGGAAGATTATTTAAATTTTGTTGATGCAGGATTATGGAAGTCAGCAGTAGAATCTAAACAAATACCAAATTTTTTAGAAATGACAGATGCATGGTATAATAAACAAATACATATGGAAAATACTGTTTTACATGATCATAGACATAGTGCAGATTTAGTTTGTGTAATTTTTCCTAAAATTTATTTAGATGAAGATGCAGAATATTTTATAACAGATCAAATACCTAACCAGAAAGGACAATTATTTTTTATATATGCTGACTCTATTAAAAATGATTTTGGTAAAAGTTCTATCGAAGTATTACCAGAAGAAGGAGACATGTTTATTTTTCCTTCTCAATTAAGCCATTATACTGCTCCTGTTTTAGGAAAAAGTTATAGATATAGTGTAAGTTGTAATTTTAGTTTTACAGCAAGAGCAAAAAATTTACTAAACAAAATGAGTAAAAATGAAAATAGATTTTGATGTAGATATAGATATGGGTAACAGAGATGACTTTTTAAAGTTAGTCAATGTTACTCCTGCAAGTATTGAAAAGGATAGTAAGTTTACTAAACACAATACTGGTGTCTACTTTCAAAATATTCCTAAGTTTCCACTTGAAGGTTACAGTACAATAGATCACAAACAAGCAGAAGAAGACGGTTGGTTCAAAGTAGACTTTCTTAATAATCATATCTACAAGGACGTAATTGATGAACAGCATTTAGATAGACTTATTGCTACAGAACCTGTTTGGGAGTTACTGCAACATCAAGAAGTTGTAGAGCAATTATTTCATATAAACAATCATTTTGATATTGTAAAACAATATCCTCCTAAAAGCCTGGAGGATTTAGCAGTAATTCTTGCAATAATAAGGCCTGGTAAAAGGCATCTAGTTGGTAAAAGTTGGAAGGAAATTGTAAAAAATGTTTGGATTAAGCCTGATAATGATACATATTTCTTTAAAAAGAGTCATAGTTATGGCTATGCTTTAGCAATAATTGTACAATTAAATTTGATTTGCGAACAGTTAGACTAGTCTTTAGGCTTTATAACAAGTTGTACACCACGCCGTTTTATTCTTTTCCTAAGTAAATTTTGTAAACTTGTCATAGGACCAAATAAAACTTCAATATCTTTCATTACAAATGTTCTTAAACAATTATGAAATTGTTTCATTTCATAATGTAAAAATATATCAATTGGTAATTGCCTGTTGCTTTCCCACCACCATGTTTCCCCTAATTCTAAAAAATTTTTTCTATCTTTATTACTGGATATTTTTTCTATATCATAAAATGTAAGTATTGTATTATCATGATTAACTACAACTCCTACATATTCTTGCCCTGCATAGGTAATACCTGTTAAAAAAGGGTACTTTTCAGACGTCTCTGTTATTAAATTATCTTTCTCCACAAAAGTATTTATACTGTCAAACGATAAATAGTATATTATTAAGAGTAAAAAAATATGACATATGGTGATCACAGACTGTATCTTTATGAAGATAATTTAGAATTGGTAGTTGACGCCTATGGAATCTACGTGGATAACAGACCAATGAATAATAGAAAATTAGTTGCCCATAAAGGCATATACAACGAAATTAAATTTACTATCAGAAACAGAGATAGAAAGTTACAAAACGTTTTCAGTGATACTTTATCAGCGACATTAATAAATCCTACTACTAAAAGAAGAATGTTTACTAAAATTTTAGAGCAAACAAGTGATGTTGGTTGTGTAAAATTAATTTTAGACGAAGGAGATTTACAAAATGTTGATGAAGGATTATATACAATTTATATAACAAGAGTTAAAACTGACGGAAATGAATATCCTGTTTTTGCAGATCAAAATAACGGTCTCAAGTTTCAAATACAGATTGATGCTCAAGCAAAATCAGAACCTGTGGAAACACAATTAGGTAATACATTTACTCAGGTTGCTAATACAGGCTCTGGAGACCCTGCAAACATATTTACTACAAGTGCATTTTTTGGAAATCAGGACAGAAACTTTAGTCATGCATTACATAGTATTGCAATTTATCCTAGTTCTTATACAGGAAATATTACAATTCAGGGAAGTTGTATAGAAAATACCCCTAATAATGATGACGCAAGTACTGATTGGTTCAACATAGAAAGTAATATCTCTTTATCTGCTTCTAGCAACATTTACCATAAAACATTTACAATAAATGCTAATTGGTTAAGAATATTACATACACCTACAAGTGGTAGTATAGACAAAATATTGGTCAGAAACTAATTGACTTTTTGTACTTTTTTGTTATAATATCCGTATGGATATAGACTTTCTTGTAGAAAAGGTACATCGCCTCCTTTTAGATAATTTACCTGTTAGGACTAGTAAAACTCCTAGTGGCTGGATCACTATGGACTGTCCAATGTGTAGTGATAAAAGGAAAAGAGGAGGACTTATTACTACAGGTGCAAGAATAAGTTATAATTGTTTTAATTGTGGCTTTACAACAGGCTGGGCACCCAATCCTGCCTTAGGAAAAAAATTTAAAGATTTAGCAACAACATTAGGTGTATCTACAAGCGACATACACAAAGTCCAAATTGAATTACTAAAATATAATGACGTCTTAGAACAAGAAGAAGTTAGTGATTACATATACAATCTACAAAAATTTAACACGGAGAAACTGCCAGAAACAGCCGTAGCAGTAGAAGATTTGCCAGATACACATAATGTTAAACAATATGCAATACAAAGGGGACTGCTTGGTCTATATCCACTGCTATACTTTGATGAAAGTTTATATAAGCAGAGATTGGTTGTCCCCTTTACTTACAATAATGAGTTAGTAGGTTGGACAGCAAGGCATGTAAATCCTCCTAATAAACAAACACCAAAGTATTTGCACAAAATACAACCTGGTTATGTTTTTAATATTGACAGATTTGCAGACAGTAAACGTGAAATAGTTATTGTGACAGAGGGTGTATTTGATGCTATACAACTTGATGGTGTTAGCATACAGGGTAATAGTGTTACTCCAGAGCAGGCACATCTAATTGAAAAATTAGGTAAACGTGTTATACTATGTCCAGATAGAGATAGTGCAGGTAAAGAATTAATTGAGCAGGCATTGGAGTTGGGTTGGGAAGTAGGTTTTCCTCCCTGGAGTAATGATGTTAAAGATGCCGATGAGGCAGTTTTAAAATATGGCAGGCTGGCTACTGTGGCAAGTATAATTAAACATGCCACAGATAATAAATTAAAGGCCCAAGTAAAGGCAAAAATGATATGAGAGAAAAATTTAATCACTGGAAAAATGTATGTAAAATACATTGGAGAGAAATTGTAACTCTTTCTATAGCATTACATTGGGTAATTGATTTATTAATTTTGGGACCTATAGTTTTCTTTTTAGGTGTTTGGTTTGGAATACATTTAGATCATGGACATTAAATGAAT